TGTGGTGGTGCTGGTGGCCATAATTACTCCTGGTCATGTAGGTGTGTCGGGCCACCGCTGTTGTTTAGATTATTGCAGATTCTACGCGCTTGTGTGTGCATCATAGGTTCTGCGATTGCATACGAATGGTCAAATCATACGCGGGGAATTCTTGCCCACCAATAGAAGCCAATGCTGGGTTGCCAGAAACCACGGCCACGTTCTTTCCTAGAAGGCCAGCAGAGATGGCTAGCAAGGGTCGTAGCGTGTCCAAGTTGCCTGGGCCTATACCAATGACTCGCACAGGGAAAATCATCGTAACGATGTGGTCATTCATAGCGGTAAAAGATGGGGCATCGATGAAGCAGCAATTACTGTTCAGGTTTCTTGGGTCAGTGACAACCCGCAAGCTTGTAATAGTTGCCAGAGTAGTGGCTAAATCATCTATGGCTTCGTTAAAAAGGTCTGTGTATGACATTAGGCCACCGCTGGGCGGTCAATCCCTAGCAGCTGCTTAACCATCGGCGTAAAAGCATTAGTGGTAATGGCTTGGCCCATTGAATCAAAACTGGCAAATTGGTCAATGCTTCCGCGCTGACGGAAATACGCACCGGCAAGCATGATGGTTCCAAGCGTCACGTCTCCCGATGGGCTAGTTGCTAAAGCGTCAAAATAGGACGCCTCTTGTCTGCGCCTGTACGCGACTTGATTACCTGCGCTGGTGCATTGTGCCAGGAAGGTGGTTTCATCGGCTGTAGGGCTCGTTAAACCGAGCCACAACTGAACCTGGGCGCTAGTCACCCATGTGCAGGTCTGGGTATAAACCAAAGTGCCAGGGGGGATTGCAGCTGAGCGTTCCAAATCACCGTCAGCGTCATAAAACATGACTTGGTTAGGTATCGGGAAATCTGCATCGAGCAGAATGTCACCTTGGCTGTCTATGCCTCGGTAGAGGTACTGGGGCAATGCGTAAACGGTATGTGTACCGTTCAGGCTATGACCTACACCCGTGAGCGTGATGGTTTCACCGATAGCAATATCGGTGTTTTCCAGTGTCTGAACAACTGCGTAGTCGTCCAGACGCTGGTGGAAAATAACACTGTAAGTAGCCATGGCGGCTAACCGCCTTTCGGACTAAGCGACTACGATGCCTTGAATGAAGCTTGATTTTGCAACAAATGTGGCGAAGTACTGGTGGATACTGAGAGTGCGGCCCAAGGTTGATGGGTTTTCGAAGCTCTGCAAAGTAGCCCCTGATTCGTACAGCTCAAAGCCTGGCGCGTAAACCACAAGCATGGTTCCAGAAGCGAAGTTGTTATCAACTACAACAGTGAGACCAAGCACGTTCATGCTGGTGTACTGCATTCCTGAAACATTGCCGATTGAGTTTGTGGTCATCATGCCGTTGGCGTTGTAACCAAATAACGGCCTCTTGTCCGCGTCTGTTTGACGGCCTAGCAACTCCCAGACATCGGGTGACACGCAAAGATGGGTTGGGAAGTAGTTGCTGTCCTCAGCAATTTCGCGCGCTGCGTCATACAAAGCACTAATCAATGTTGTCGGGTCTGCAGCGGTAACAGTCCAAGTCGAACCTGATGCTGTTTTACCAGCTACAAGTGCATCGGCTGCGATGTCGTCGGTTTTGATGAGCACCTGTCCGCTGAGGTCATTTAACACAAGCTGCAAAGCGGCTGGGTCTGTGAAGTCAATGTCTTGCTGTGAAAGCGTGACTTGGCCAGCGACAGTTTGCTTTGTAACTGTGTTTGCAGCAATAACCATTGTGGTAGCTGATACTGCATCGAGTTGGTTTGCCTGTACCGCCGCTGAGGTATGAGTTGTGATGGTGGGTCTCACGAATTGGCGAGATGGTGAAGCAGGCATCGCGCGAGCGCCAAATGCTGAAACGACAGGGCGCACGAAGTTCAAATCCTGAAAGAGAGGGCCGAGCACGTTGAGGTTCAAGAGGCCTGGTGTGTCGCCAGTAACAATGTCGCCAGCTGCTGCTTGCAGTGCTGTTTGTCCGCGGCGCTGTGCTTGCTTAAAAGCATCAGTCACTTTGTTGTAGGTGTCTCCACCAATGTGGTAAGCAGCGAGAACTTCGCTAGCTGATGGCATAGCAAATTCGCGTTTTGGCTGGGCAAAAACTGATGATGCTTCGATTACTTCTGGGGCTGGTGTTTCTGACACTGGGTTCTCCTGTGGCTCTGTGGGTTTCGGCTCATCGGGTGCCGTTTCTGTATTATTGCTGATTTCCTCATTGGATGTGGGGATACTCGCTGCAACTTCTGTGATGCTAGCACTAGCGCCAAAGGCACCGTGTGAAACTAGCGATAATTCTGTCCAAGCTGCTTTTTCAATAAGCATGACGCCAGCCTCGTTGTAGCTAAATTCCAACGCGTTAATTCCAACGCTTACTTGGTCATACACATTCTCTAAGGCGAGTTGTAGCGATTCCTCGCCAAGAACGGTCTTGGCTACTCGAGCCTGAAAAAGCATTCCTTCTGGGGTGTCCTCACGGGCAATGACTGTGCCAATTACCTTGTCAGCCGAGTGGCCTACAAAGAGCTTTGGGTTAGGGCCATCAACTGGCAAAGCGCCAGGCGACAGCATGATTTCAGTGCCATCGCTCACTGTTGCAATAACGTTATAAGGCGCTGCAATGCCGGTGATAGTTCTGCTAGGCGTACCGTCTGATGCGGCAGCGTCAATGGTTACTGATGTTGCGTTAAAGCGAATCATGCTAATTCCTCTTGTGTGTTTTCTTCTGGTAGGTCTGGGCTATCCATTTTGTCGGCCATCTCATTTTCAATGAGGAAGTCGTCAGTGTCAAACTCTACATAAGTACCGCGTGGCAATACGTTATTTTGACTGAGCGTGGAACTCAAACACGTTGAGTAGGCCTGAATTCCAAAAATGTAAAGGTCGGCACGAGCTTGTTCTGAGCTCTGATATGAATACGCACCAGTTGATACGCCCACCAGATATGGCGGGACGTTAGTAAGCCTGGCGCATTCAAGAGCCTGATAGTTGGCGGCATCTATCAAAAGCATCTTGTCTGGGGTCGCTGTCGTTTCGGTGTAACTCAAAAACTCATTGAGCGCTGCAGTTTGGTTGGTTGCTCGAGCTGCGTTAAACGCTGACGCTAGGTCTGCAAGTTCAGAAGCGCTTAATGGTTCGCCGCCTGTCTGCTTCAAAACGCCTGCAGGTATTGACGATTCAGCATTACGGAAACGAGCAGCTTCAAGTTTTAATGCTGTTGCCACGGTCTGCTCTGACATATACACAATGCCTTGAATAGGGCTAAGGAACTGCACCAAGTCTTTAGGGTCAATCATGTTGCCTTGGAAGTAAACCTCTTTGGAAGGTGCAAACCAGACGGGGCCTGCCTGGTCAGTTGTGGTCACTGAGCCCGCTGGGAGACGCGTAAAACCCGAAGGGAACCCGTCTTGTGTACGGCTGGTGATATACCAAAATGCGCGCCCGTAAAAGAACAAGTCGTCGAATGTCCAAGCCATAAGAAAGTTATAAGTAACTGTTGGGTCGGGCTGGCGAAGCCATGCGCGTGGTGCCAGGTATTCCTTTTCCATTTCTTTTTCGTTTTCGTTCCAGCGTTCCGTGTACATTTTTAACGGCATTGAACCAATGACAGAAGCCATAAGGTCACGGGCGCGGCTAATGGTGGCAACGCTCATAGCGCGGTTGCGCGCTGGGCCTTCAACGTATGTGTAGTACTGGCCAATCAGATTTACACCGGCAGAGTTTGGTGAGTAACCACCTGCAGCTGCTGCTTTGGCGGTTGGCTCTGCAGGGCTGATTGCTGCTTTAGTTACTCGATTGAATAGTGCCATGTTGGGATTATCTCACATTTCGTGTTGGCAGGTGGTCATGCCTTGCCAGATTCCCGACAGAACTAGCAAGACACAACCGCCGATAGTTTACCGATTGACAACTACCAGCATGGGCTTTCCAGCTTGCTTTGGTCGTGAAGCTAAAGCGGCAGCCCAGATGGTGCAGCGCGCTAACTCGATGGGCCCAGGCGAACGCTTAGAAGATAGAGCCAATGCGTTTTGCTGGTAAATGGCTACGGCTCGGTTCATGTGTTCAGCAAGGTTTGACTGGCCCATGTGCACCAGGCGTGAATCGTTAATCATGCCTTTAACCAAACTGGTGTACTTCATTAGCTCGCCATATCCCACTACTTTTTTTCTACGCTCAAGAGATAGAGGGACGTGGTTTTCTAGTGTCGGTGTTACAGCAACCATGGTAGATGGATGCCGGCAAGCGTCAAGTAGTGCCTGTTGCATCTCGGCCAGTGAGCCAACTACGAATTCAACATTGACATGAGCAACGCCCACATCATCAACAGCTGCGCGAACAGCGACATAGCGCGACCCGTCCAATGATGAATCAACAGCAATCCAGCCACCTTCTGGGCCTTCAATTTCTGA